AATTAGTGTATCTAAATTTCTCTGTTTTCCTGATCGTACATCAGGATAGAGTGATGGATGATATCTCTCCTTCTCCATTCATTGATCATATAATGTAACACTTCAGGATCTCTAGTTTCAAATGCGAGTAACAGCATAATTTTAATAGTGTATGTTTCTTTTAAGATCGGGGCTGTATAGGTCACATCTACCCAATGCTCAAATCCAACTTTAGACTTTTCAATATGCGCAATTTTTGTATTTAGTATTTTCATTTTTTGCACCTCCATATTATTAATTCGTAAAATATTTCTGTTTTAACGAAAAAAATTAAAATTGTCTATTAAAACGAAAAATCCCCACCAACATTTGCTGGTGGGGTTGAATTAAATTTTAATATTTCTATTTTTATTTTTTATCCGCATTTTCCGATGCGTTTTTTATTTAAAGGTACCCCAGGCATCGCCATATCGTTTGCCGTTTTGAGTAGGCCCTGTTGCAACATAATTGCGATTACCACTTCCGCCGATGTAGGAAACCCAGACAAAGCCGTTAGCATCCACAATAACTGTGTCGTACTTAAAGCTTTGGCCTTTGGTATATTGATCCACTACCTCTCCTGATGTATCAGGAGCACGACGGACATTGATAGCATCCACGGTTACAGTCATTGTGCCGTTTTCGGCGTATTGATCTGAGCCAGATACGCTAGCAGTTTCGTCAGCAATTTCGCCGTCTGACTGCGCTGGCGTAATAAAGTGCGCCACGGTCTGGATGTAATCAGACGCACTATAGTAGTTGCGCACAGGATAGCGTGCTCCTGCGTAGTTTTGCTCAATTACTACGAGTTGGTCACCATTAACCGACTCTACTACCACAACGTGGCCATATGGGTTCCAGTCTGTTGCCTCGATAGTCAAAATCTGGCCACTCTGTAAAACTCCGCTGCTAGTAACTGTCCAGCCGTTCGCTTCCCAGTCATAGCTTGTGCCAATGTTTGCAGCGCAGATAGTGTCTCCAATCGCTCCGCTCACATAGCCGACACCAGCTCCTAGTCCAACTGTGCTGTCTGGATTGATGAGGGTCTCGTAGTAGCTAGCGAGTGCATAACACTCACCATTTCCGACAGGTGTCCCAGAGTCCACCAAAGTGGCCAAATCTTGTAATGCTTCATTTACTGTTGTCATAATTATTTTTCCTTCCAGTTTGTTTCCATTTGCTTAACAGCAGCCTCGATGTACATATCCAGATCTTTTTCTGGCATGTAAATATTGTACTTATCTAACTCATTAATTACTGCTCCTTTGGCTTGAGCGAGTTTTTCTTGACCTTTGTAACCAGTTTCTTTTGAAACCTGCTCAACCGCATTTACTGCGTTCTTTGCTAGGATTTCAACAATCTTGATTGATTTTTCGCCACCCTTGGCAATCAAGAAGTCTTTGACCGCTTTTACAGCAATTCCTGATAAGATTGCCAGTACGCTGGCAACAGACGTTAAAATAATATTTTGGATTTCTTGCATATTTTATTTCTCCTCTTTTGTATCTAGTTTCGAGAATTTCTCGAACAATATTTTGATGGCTCCGTTGCCACCTAATTCAACATAACTCTCGTATAGGCGAGACAATTCCTCCAGCTCATGCTGGGTTGTATAGCCCCGCCTGAGAGCTTTTTTTAAGTTCTCCTGGAGTCGAAACCGCTGGAGCCGTTGCAAACCCTTTTGAATCAGATTTAAATCATCATTATTTTTATCTCCGATCCGCTGGACGTTTGCAACAGACTCTTTTAACTCCACAAAATCTTCAGATAGTGCCTCGATACGTTTATCAGTTTCCTTGCTGATTCTGTTGCTCTTGTAACTGAAGTAACTAGGTATGATGACGACTAGCACAGGGGTTAATTTGTCAACAAATGTTATTAGATCCACATTTCCTCACCTCCCCCCTATTCGATTTTAGGCATTACCATACTAAGTACACCTTGGCGCACCATGTCTTCGACTTTCTGCGCTTTATATGTGTAGCCTTCGTTTTCCTGCATCGAAAACATAAAGAGAGTTGCTGTATCTTTTGGCCACTTCTCATTTGTATCAAACGGATAAGGCATAGCAATCACATCACCATTTGCATATCGTTTCTTGGCCGTGAGTGGTTTTGCGACAGATGCGATCTTATTGTACAGGTTAACATTCATGCCACCTTTTGTAGCTACGGCTAGAGCTAAAACAACACCCATTGCTGCATCCATACCATCCAATTTTTCATCTACCTTAGTAAACTTATCATCTTCAGCTTTACCTGGATAGTTGATCTCGTAATGCTTCTGCATAGCCATCTCATATAATTCAGTATTTGATAAATCGATTGCTGACTCATCAAGATAGATATTTACAACTGAGTTATCATCATCAACCAAAATTACATGAGTTTTTTTGTTGTTCGCCAGATCATAATCTAGCGATTTTGATTTAAATTCTAATTTCGACATATATTGTCCTCCTTTTTTCTATTATCTCCTCAATCCATAGGGTTTTTTTATTATTTAGGCACAGGGTCTTCAGTCAGATACGTTATAGTGCCTGTCCAAACCGCGGTGTTGGTGAGATATGTGGTCATCCTAACCTCTCCAGTGCTTGATAAGTGAAATATCGCGTTACCTATTATATTGGCTCTCTCATTCGCGTTGAGCACCAACACAGCATCTACTGCTGGTCTAAACCCTTCTGGTATTGTCTCTGGCATTAGATCGTTCTCATACTGACTAGTTATCGCTTTAATCTTTCTAACAATGTTGATAGTTACAGTGTTTCCGATTCGGATAGCATTACCAACAAACTGCCAAGGAAATGTAATATCTTTCTTAATGGAAGTAGGTGCTGGCGGTTCCACAGGTTTAGCTGGAGTATTACCACCCATATTAAACGGTGTCCATTCTCCCCAGTTGTTTTTAAAAAACGTTCGTTTAAATGGTGGCGCGGTATCGATTGTTGGAAAATACAATTGAAATACTTCGTTATTTGATTTAAGAACAATTAGAAATCCGTATTGTTTAGCCGGATTATTTAATTCCGTCCCATTCTTAAAGTATATACCTGCTATTTTTTCATCATCAAGATTTATATTATACTTATAATGAGCAACCCCTGTATTCTGGGTTAGTTGATGTTGTTGAATCGGCTTATTGTTAGCATAGATATCACCTCCAACATCCAAAGCCCCTCTCTCACGGATTTTGCCGATACCTACCCCGTTTTGATCCATGGACATCACAACAGATCTAGTGGCAACCTCGAAACGGTAGCTAGAGCTAGTAAAATTATCCTCTACCGTACCTACAACGATATAAGACTTATCAGATGGATAGCGACCGCCTAAATTTGCAGATGAGTTAACAAGTGATGCAACGCTAGTAAATGTCCCACTAGCCAGCCCGTTGTCTGCTATGAAATTATCTGTGCCAAATTGTGCCACCTTAAATGATATTTTCATCTTGTTCTTCTGGACACCATCGACTGTCAGAGGTGATATTTTAATATTTCTCGTAACTTGTAATTGATCTGCATTTGACCCGACACGCTTTACATCAAAACTAATCTGAGGCAAGTGATAATCGAGCAATTCGATTGATACATCTTTTGGTTGGCTAACTCTGCCCCTGCTATCTGTCACAGTTGCTCTGACAATTAGATTACCTACTTCATGGACTTGACCAATCACACCATCATTATCAGTTGAATATGGTTTGTTGACTATGTAAGCATTGTATTTAGTGATTGTGGATCCATAAGCTCCAGCTGCATTACCAAAATCAACCTTGAGATTAGATAAAATGCCGATAAATTTATTTTGTGTCAAATGCCGAGATACTGCCTTGTTGTTATCAATTACTGATATACTGTCCAACGTTGGCCTTACGCTGTCTGGCACAGATAGAGTGAGGCGCTTTGTATCTCGGCCAATTTCTCGCCCATTTTGATACGTGATATAGATTATTGATCCTTCGCCTTTAGTCGTGTCTGGCAATTGATTACAAAGCTCTAATGGGGGCGTCCATGTGTAACTAGTTGTAAGGTTGTTACCGCTTATAACTCTGTCATAATTGCCAAATTGTACTTGTATAGCATGAGTAAATGATTCACCTTTGCGGTCGATTGGTATCGTAACTGGTGTGCCTATCGTTGCATTTACAGCTCCACCAGTACTTGCTCTAGCAATATCCTTTAGTTTTAGATTAAAGTCAGCCCTAGCCACACCATAGCCACCAACGTTAACATCAAGAGCTGTAGAGATATTTAGTGTCTTGCTCCCGTCTGCATTATGTGGGATGGTATAGTTTTTTTGCAAAAGTGGCTTAACTTGACCCTGTGTGATGCCGACATCGACTGTAATTTGCTCTTGTATGCCTCCGACATTGATCCACAACGTTCTTGGGTATGAGCCGTAAATGGCTGCATACTGATTTGCAATCAGAATGACCTGCACATTAACAAGAGACTCGTTTTTTCCTTCAACAGGAGCGCTCCAAGCTGAAAATAGATCTAATTGTAAATTGTGTCCATAGTTGCCACTAAAATTAACACGTACCATATAATTAAGTACCTCCTACATAAAGAGTTAAATTTCTATTTGGATTTGTTGGATCTTGCATTGTGACAAAACGCCCGATCCTAAGACTCTTAACAAACACCCCATTATCGATTTGGAGTACACCTTGAGAGATAGAAGCCACTTCTTTACCACCAGAAATAAACGAAATACGATCATTAGATACAAGTACTTTAGAAGCCCCGTCTTTACGACCTACAATAAGACCTTCTTCTGATTGAGACATATAGGTATCTACAAACTCAGTCATTAGCTTAAGTTCTCCGACTTTACGTTGTAGATCTACAATACGCTCACTAGCACGAATAGCAGCGAGCTCGGCCTCTTTACGACCCGCCTCCTCAACAGCAGACAAGTTCTTTATCTCATTTATCCACTTCTCAACTAAATCAGCAGCAGCCTTAGTCTCCATCTCAGCTTTCAATAAAGCATCCCTCTCGGCCAACTTATTTAGTTGTTCTTGAGTTATAGCCTGATCGGCTTTTGAATTGATAATATTCTCTGTATCTTCGGGAGCACTTACCCAATCTTTAGGAACAATATTCCCACGAACCATAATAGGTTTTCCAACTTTAATTTTTCCAGATTTAGCTATAAAGATATAGAAATTATATCCATCAAATTCAAAGTCTTTATCTGCTGTAAAAGTTATATTATGTATTTCCCAAGAATCGGGTTTAGAATTACTCAGATCGTAATTGAACAAGGAACTATTTTTATTATGATTCTTCAGCATTAGGTTTACGCTACTATTTAATGCTACGCTAGAGTACCTATAAATAGGTAACCTAATAGAGAAGGTCTCACCTTTTTTAACCGATTTAATAGACATATCCCATGACAATCCCCACCATCGATAAGTTGGCTGTGTTCCTGAATTAATGACAACACTATCATCGGAATTGTCGTATGAAAATATATTAGCTTTATCTCCACCAGAGCTATTTTGAATATGATATTTTGTCATATCGAGGGTATTAAGTAGGATATTACGATAACCGAGTTCTACATTTCCTAAAACATCTACCCATTTATACTTTGTTGGATCTGTGCTATCAGCTTGATTGAAGTCGGTATATGTTCCCATATATCGTTTAGTGCTTCCGCCATTGACAGTGAATCCAGTTCGGCCATCTGCAGAGTCTGCATAGGCAAAGTGGATGTATGGTGTCTTGCCATCGGCTCCTGGTTTACCTGGTATGCCAGCTGCTCCATCATCCCCTCGCCATTTAGTCCAGCGATAAAAGGTAGGGTTTGAGCTGTCTGCTTGGTTGAAATCCTGATACATACCAATATATGGCTTGTTTTGGTTGGTTTGACTAAAACCACCACCGCTAGCATTATCGGCAAAAGCGATATGAGTGTACTGAGTCCTGCCATCGGCCCCTTTAGCACCAGGTATACCCTGATCTCCTTTCGGCCCTTGTAACCCTTGTATTCCTTGGGGCCCTCTATCTCCTCTGTCACCCTTTTCACCTCTTGCCCCGTCGTTGACATTGACAAGAGAAAGATAGTCTCTAGCGACCTCTTTGTTGTTTAAATAAGCCGTCACAGTTAATTTGACCGCGCCAGTGATAAGTGATCCATTTGCTGTATAGGTGTTTCCAGTTGTGATAGCAGCATCGCCTAATTGCCATTTCCAGACAACCTCTGACAATTCTTTACTACCCTTTAACAGTGCAGGAGTAATTATAGATGTTCCTGTGTTGTTTTTAAACGCGACACCGTTGCTAGATGATAAGCGGATGCTATATGGTCTTGATTCCTCTATAAGCTGTTCCAGTCTTGCCTGTAAGTTGCTAGATAGACGATTCTCAAGCTCTTTAAAATTAGCAAAGGTTGTCTTGTTATTCTGAGGGTTTGTGAAGCTTATAGTCTGTTCTGAGACCCTAGCTCTGATATTAAGCGCTGGAGAAAATCCATTATCGTAAATCTGGATTGTATCTCCGATCTCGACATCCAAGAATCCATCAATTTCATAAGTAACAGCTGGATAAGCTGCTTTTTTCAAAGCTTTCAACCCTGCTGCTCTAATAACTTTCTGGTTATCAGATTCAACAAATAAATCTTTTCTGATCCATTGATCATCATTATTTTCTGGAGCAAATGCTGATGGGTACATTTGCCGAGAGATGGGAGCGTATAGCACATCTCCATCTTGGTAAAACTCTAAAATTCCTTTAGCGTTTTTCTCTTTGATTGGATCAACCATGCCACCGATAGTAACTTCTTTTGGATCATCACCCTCTGTCTTACCTGTTGGCCTGATAGCGTTAAAAATGCCAGTTTTATCCACAGTCCTCTTGATAGATTTTAGGTTTTTCTTGTATTCCAACCTAATATCTGTTCTAATCCTACCTACCCCTTGATGTTCATCGCCATTTTCACGATAAACATTAATTTTAAATGATTTTAAAGTACTATCAGGGTTTAGCTTTGTCTCGAACTCGATTTCTGCATCAAATTTATTTGCCAAAGATAAGAGCCTAGCAAGTTTAGTATCTTGCCCCTCCCACTCAAGCGTACGCTTGAAATCAGCTACCTCATTTATTCCAATTGATAATGCTGAGTAGTTGAGTAGTCCAAGGGTGTCACAGTATTGTTTAAAGCTCATTGCTTCTTTAGCTTTATATGGGTTTGAGTATTCATTCAGCAATTCTAGATTGAGGTTTTCGCAATAACATTTGATTGTATGCTCATCTTCTTCAACCCTCATTACATTAAATACATAGGTTTGTTGCTTGTATTTGAATGAAATAAAAGCTTTATCATGTAATGTCTTATATGCTTTATACCCCAACATATCCGATTGGACAGATCGCTTAAATACTGTAAATTCAAATGTTGATGATCCAGTCTCTAATTGTCTTGTCCATGTATCATCGTAATAATTCAGTGTTTTTTGCTTGTTATTATCGATAAATGCAACTTTTTTTAAATGCTGGTTATGTATTGTTAATAACATTAAAGCCACCTTTCCTCAAACTGAATTTTTATACTTGGTTTATCTCCAGAAAAACTCGATAGATAGCACTCGATAGAGCTTCTGCCAGGTGGTATGGATAGCCAATTTGATCCATCCACTACATCTGAAACACTATCGATACCATTTACTTGTACAGTATCATCTTCGCTGTTGATGACTACCTCTGTACCCGCTGAGAATCTATTTGGTACAGCTCGATTACCAGAGACCATATCTTTTCGATACTCAAAGCCATCAATATACATATGTGTTGGCCATTCTCTATTTCCAAATGTACCTAGGGCGATATGGATCTTAGCAGATTTCTTACCAGCGATTTCTGGCACCCTAAATTTGTGATAACCACCAAACCAAAATACCTGTACCACATCATCTCTACGTTCTAAATCAGACCAACCTCTAGGAGGATCAAATGGATTTGTCGCTTGATTTTCTTCAGCTTCAAACTCCCACTGATTGACTAATTTAAATCCACCTTGGCCATTTGTAACCAAGAAGTTATACTCACATTTAGCACCCGTCTCTCTCTTGATGCTTTCTACACCATACAGAAAACGGCCTTGTTCGTCTGAAAACATAATTTTAATGAAACCAAGCTGATCATATCGACCTACTCGAAAAACTTGTCTCCACCAGAAATACTCGTTCAAAGATCCACGGTTACCAAATGAATCTGCTGGTATATCCCATGTAAGACTTGCTGCATGGTTGCCATTACCTTTTCCAATGCCTGTTATGTGCATATGTGGTCTATTCCATACATTAACAATCCCAAGGGTGCCATCTAATGCTTGCGAAGTGTCATTTAGGACAGCTTGATTTCTACGGCCAGAAGATAATCCAGCAGAAACCTTATCTCCTCGATAATTTAGCAGGCTTTCTGATCTCAGTCTTGGATCTGTCACATAACCTTCTTTGTTTCCTAGCTCAAATGCTGAAACGGAGTTAACAAGTCCAATATATCCATTAGTTGATTTGTGATTAACTGTTATGATTGGCAAAGCATGGGTAGTACCTCTGTTATCAACATCAATTACTAGCTTTCCGCTGTCAATTTTGACATCGTTAAACTCTCGATAAGTCGATGAATGTGCCACACCATCTGCAATGAAAATTTTAAATTCTGACCGCTGAAACCATCTTGTGATGTTATCTGGTGTAATATCATCTACTGGATAACCAAGATAGTACTTATCTGGTTCGTCGCCATATACAATCTTTGCTGGTTCTGAAACATTCAATACACCAGCTAATTCATGCTTGAGATTTTCCATTTCTTCAGGCGTATTAGTTTTCATGTCAAATTTGATAGTGTGCTCTTTAGGCCCGATCTTTACCTGTTGAACATTAACACCAATAAAGGGGGCATCGTTGCTAGCGATGCTCCTCTTATTGCCGATTGGTCGGATGATGTCTGTGATACGTAAATAGCGAGACATATTTACGCCATTAAACGTCATTTCTTTACTCAAATTGTTATACCTCTCATCCTGTTATTTATGATTGTCTTTCTATCCTGATAGGCTTTTTGTCTGTCTCCTGTTTTAGCAACTAACACATCACCATCAAGATAGGTATTGACAGGTCTCTCGACAGCTTTTTCAGCAACATCAAGAGCTTGTTTAAGTAGATTGTTACTCTTCTCTTTAGCGACCTCAACAGTGGCTTTTACAGCGTTTTCGAGGTCGGATTTGACTTGTACGATCTTGGATAACTTAGACTTACCGATACCGATCACATCCTCTGCTCTAAAGCTAAATGACTGGATATGATCATACACACTACCCATCGCATCATCTACCTTATTGGCATCCGCCAAAATACCGACCGCTACCCCTTGAGAGATATAACGACCAACATTATCTCTAAATAGACGGGATGGAGAGTGGATCCTCGCTTTAGCCTGTGCAGCTCTTTCAGCTTGAGCGACAAGGGCATTAGCTGCCGCTGTTACAGCTCCTAAAGCACTCATCATACCTTGGGCTAAACCTTGGCCTATATAAGCTCCGACAGATCGCATCACACCAACACCAGACATACCTACAGCTCTTGCTGCATTGATGAGTGCAGACATAGCAGACATTAATTGTCCTTGGCCACTAATGAGCCCTTGAGACATGTTTTGTACAGTCCTAACACCAATCAATCTACCTTGCATCTGCATTTGTAAACCGACGCTAATAATAGCTGTTAGAGCTGTCTGCATAGCGATTTGGATTTGCCCTGGCAAAGTAGCAAATGCCGTTGTGACAGTTTGTGTGCCTGTCGCTATCATCGTCAATTGACTTGATACAACAGATGCCAATGATCCTAATTGAGCAAATGCAGTAACAGCCATCGATAACACTGGTACAATAGCTGTTATCTGTGCTCTAAATGATGTAATTGGTGCATTTATTGCTGATAAACCAGCCATACCAGCTACAGCTTGTTCTTTAAATGTTGCAAATGCCGTTGCTGTTGTTGATAGGGTAGACGGTAGGGATGTCATGGCTGTTTTTAAGCTATCAAGGGATGCCATTGCCACGGCTCCAAACGTGCTAACCATTACCAATCCTTGCCCCAGAGACTTCATGCCAGCCCCAGCGCTTGCCATTCCACCACTTGCAGCGCTGATCGCTCCAACTCCGACAGCGACAGCTCCGAGTGAGGCTGCCATGTCAGCGAGGTTAGTATTGGTGATCATCACCACACCTTGAGCGAGAGCTTTAAAACCATTACCAGCATTTTGCGCTGCTTTACCTATTTCTTTAATAACACCAGCTAAGGCATTTAAAATAGAAGTTAGTCCAGAGCTAATAGCTGTAACTACTTTTGCAATCGCATCCGAAAACGCATCAATGAATGGAGTAGCTGAGTTTAGTGCAGCGCTGACTACTTTAAGACCTGCACCTAGAACCAGTAACCCAGCTCCAAGAGCGAGTGCCCCGACAGCTGCAATAAGGGCCGCAACCCCTGCAACAAGTAACCCTGCGCCTAAAATAAGTAATCCAGCCCCTGCAACAAGGGCTCCTGCCCCAATGGCTAATAGAGCACCACCAATAGCTAACATACCTACCGATGCACTTACACCATATTCTGCAATCGTTGGTAGCTGTTGAGCCAATAGAGATATCCCTGCTGTTGCTATACCGATACCTGCCCCAACCATCAGGACAGCGGCACCAAATGCCAGTATACCAGCGGCATTTGCCGTTAATGCTGGCCCTAGCAAAGCAAAAATACCAGCTAAAACTGCTATACCAATACCAAGGGCAAGCAAAGCAACTTGAGCACCAGTACCTGCATTAGCCAGCTGGATTGCAGCTTGAACTAAAATATAGATACCAGCGGCCGCAAACGTCACACCGACCCCAATCATTAGAAATGCTGCACCCATTGCGAACCATTGAGCAGGGTTAGCCATCGATGCAGCCTTACCAAACCCTTGTACAACTGTGGACAGCGCGGAACCTATACCTTGTACTACTGTGGAGATTCCGTTTGCAATAGATTCCAGAACAGATCCTATGCCAGAGAATATCTGCTCAATAATCCCTTTAGATTGACTAGCAGATGAATTGATGCCATCAAAAGCATCCTTTGCGTTCTTGCCGAACTTCTTAAATGGATTTGGGATCTTTTTGAATATGTTAAACACACCATTTAATTTACCCATTGATTTAAGAGTGGCTACAATACTCGTCAAGCCTCCAACAATAGGGATGAGAATTGAAGGATCAAATCCTTTAAACATATCTCCTACTTTTTTGGCGAAGTCAGTAACTGCTTTTACAGTTTTATCAACTGCTTTTCTGAACTTTTCGTTTCCGTTGTACGCTGTCATAAATGCTGTGTATAAGCCAGCTATGATGACAGCTAGTGTTAAGATTGGATGACCTGTGATAGCTGATCTCAACACATTAAATGATTCTGACAAACTGGTTATGACGTTCTTAGCTGTTTTCAAACCTTTAAGAGCAACCACAGAAGCGATAATCCCATCAACAATTGCTTGTAATGTCGTAGGATCCATTGATGATATAAACTCGCTTATGGTAGAAACAGCTTGTGATATTTGACTCACCACTTCTCCAAAAGCTTTACCCAGATCTCTGATTATCTGGCTCTGTTGTACAGCTCCAGCAATCTTTTCTATGGCATTTAAGGCATCCTCAACTGCTAACTTAAAGTTTTTAACAGCATCTGTTTCATTGAAACCATCAACAAACTTTTTAACACCTTGAGCGATTGAAGCTACAACTTTTCCAAAAGTTTCTACTGCATGGCTGGCCATTAATATCCAACCAGTAGATCCAGATCCTTTAGTAAATGTCTCAAACACACTTTCAGCAGCGTTTTTTACACTAAAGAAAGCCCAGCTTAAAGCCTTGATCGCTCCATTACGCTCCATGGTTGAGTACAATTGCATGATCAGATCCATAAAGCGCTCAAGGTGAGGTGTTGCCGCATCAAATGCCTGTGATACTGCTTTTTTAACCTTGTCCAGATTAGAGGCAATACTACCCAAACCTCTAGCTTGTGCCGCTTTATCAAAAGCTTGTATCATGTTTGCTACACCACGGACAACAGCTGTTTTGATGTTTTTAAATGATGTTGCAATACCGATTGAGTTAACACGCGCTAACTCAGCAAAACCATTGAGACCGCCATCAAGTTCGATCAACTTGTCAGAAAATTGATCAAATGTGATTGTTCCATCTTTAAGTGCCTGATACAGGTCGTTTTTAGCAGATGCCCCAGCAAATCCAAATGCCTCTGCTGTCTTTTGGAGACCCAGCGGCATTGTTTCCATGAGGGTTTTCCAGCTCTGCATATCAACCTTACCAGACGACATCATCTGGCTAAATTGGACTAAACCACGGCTAGCATCAGCAGCCGATGAGCCAGAAGCTAGAAAGGCATCATTTAAAGCCAGTGTCAATTTAGTTGATTTACCTAGGTCACCATTCATCAATGCTAGTTGTTGAGTGGTTGCCACAACCTCATCCAGAGCTGTAGGCAATCCATCGATACCTTTTGCCAAGGCATCCACGGATCCTTTAGCCTCGTCTGCAGAGAAGCCCATGGCCTGCATCATTTTAGGGAAACGGTTCATCGTATCGACACGACTAATAGCGCCTCCCATGGAGCTAGAAATAGCTCCCATTGCAGTAGAAACAGCTTTACTAGCTATAGCCACAGCTGTACCAAACCCTAATGCAGACTTTGAACCAGTTCCAAAGCTCTTTGATGATGTATCACCAAGCCCCATTAACATGCTTTTAAGTGATTTAACCTCACCTCTAGCCTTTGCTCCATCTAGATCGATGGTAATGGTAACTTTTCCATCAGAAGCCATTTAATCCCCCCTTTCTTAGATATCTGGTAGCGCATATTCTTCTTGTAATTTGCGCATCCTTTGTTTTTCTTGCGAGCTGTCACCTTTTGAGGGTTTCCAAGCTCTGATTTTCATTACTTCAACAAATTTAGTGCCATCTGGTAGACCAGATAACAACGCATTAAATTTTTTCCAGTGCAATTTACCTTGTTCTTCGATCAAATCCATTTGATAGGCTTGCATAAACGACGCAAAAATGTACTCGCCATCATATTTGATAGAAAAAAGAGGTTTATCATCTTTATCTGAGTCGTTATTAGGTTTTTGAGGTAGTGGATTGCCTTCCAAATCGTAACGCTGTACATCTTTTCCAGCCTTGATGATCTTGATATGTTTATCAAATACATCTTCATATACAGCCATGGCATGTTCTGTGTCCATGTCTTTAAAACTTTCATCACCAGTTAATTTAGCTAGTGCTAGTTTAGGTTTTAAATTTGGCGGTATGTGTTTTCTACCCCACATATCAAATACCCATAACACTCGATCAAAGGATAAGAAAAGCTGATACTCTGTATCACCGAGTACCAGCCTGTCATCCATTTTTTTGGAAATATCAAACATTATTCAGCAAGATACTTCTTGAATGTTTCGTCGTTTTGTTTTTTCTCGTTAACCTCTTGAAGAGCTTCGGCCATCATCAAGAAGAGCTTGAGATATGTGATTGTGTTTTGGCCACACGCATCATAAAGTTTTTCTGGCGTATCTTCATCAAACATCAGTGCAAAGAAATCATCCATCAAAGATTTAAGTTCTTTTCGTTGTTCCCATTCCGTACCTGATTTATCTGATTGATCTACCTTTTCTTTTAGTTCGATAGCCTTGTTAGCTAGCAACTCACTTTTTGCATCCGACGGAGCAAATTCAAGAGTGAGATCTCCGATGTTAAACGTTGTAACATCTTTGATATCCCCAAAATTATAAGTATGTGCCATGTTTTATATTTCCTCCAAAAAATTCTAATTATAAGGTGATAGCTTTTTCAATCGGAGCTTTGATCCATTTGAGTTTGCAGCCAAAATCTTCATAATCCGTCGCATCTCCAGAACCAGCTTTGATCTCAGAAGCATTTGCTACTTGAGTGAATGATTTCTTGCCATTAGACTCAATCACACGGTGCCACAAACGGCGGCCATCACCAGTTTTATATTTCATATTTGCGATAAGTGCTTGTGCTTTATCTTCGGGATCATAGGTACCCTCAGCTGTGTAAGCACCAGCAACCGATGTAACAGTTTCTTCTTTTGTACCATCGCCATCGTAATAGCCCTTGTCATCTGTTTCTTCGTCAGTATCATCTTCGATACTTTCGATATACTTTGCCAATGGGAAAAATTCGTTATCAGCTGGTACAGTGTCTGCTTTACTTGGGTCGAATGGCGCTACTAAGTGTTGGCGCTTAGCATTTTTCATACGTGCCATAATTATCCTCCTGCTATTTCTAATTTAGCGGTCACTTGCAATGTATAGACAAAGTAACCTTGTTCATCTTTTCCATTGATGCCTGGTTTCCCAACATCAAGAGAAAGAAATGTATAAGTGTTATCTGTGCTAGGTAAATCAATATCAAAGCTTGATAAGTCGCCATTGATGAGCCAGATTGTATCGCTAGCCTTTTGATTGTTCTTGCATTTAACAGCAATTTCAAAAGGTAGAGACACTTCTCTAGTGCCATCCATGTACTCCTTATCAATCGATCCTCCAGGTAAAGCATTGATGACTAAATCATCTTTATCATCCTTGAAGTAATCAAGGCGAGCTTCTAATGGTAGGTTATTGATAGCGTTGATATGATTTAACAGCACAAGTTGAAAATTTTTATTATCCTGTGTCATCTCAACCCCATTGCTCTAACGGCAACTTGTTTCAATTTCTCGACATTGGCTTTTAGCGCCCTGTCCCATCTCTTACCTGTACCAGGTGTCCTGTATCTCCTAAATACTACAATCCCATTTGTGCCGTAAAAATGGGCTCTAGCATAGACGGTGTTATAACTGATATCTCCATTTGTTTCAATGCGTCCAGATGCTCTCAATGGGCCACCTCTTAAAGGTATATATGGTTCCATGATCATCATCCCTTGGCTAGCCATTGCTAGCTTTCCACGTTTTTCAGCTTCTGGAGATAGTTTTCTGTCAACGCCACCAAGATCAACAACAACTCTAACATCAGCCATCAAATCACCTCGATTTCATAGCTAAATATTTTCCCGTTTAGGTAATTAGGCTGATAACCTGTAATGATATAATCACGTGATCCATCATTAACAGTTGCACCAAGCCAAGTATCATCAATTGTCACGTTAGCAAATCTAGGGTAAATATAGATAACGCCAGATTTCTGTCGAGACTTCGAGTTATTAATACCCGTAACGCTCACTGATCGATCAAATCTTACTGGTTTAATCTCTAGCGCTTCAGAATAACTCTCATCTCCAAACTCATTTCTGCCCGCAACCTTTCGGACAGAAACAACATCTGTTAATAAGCGTTTATCGATCATAATCAACTGCCGTTATCAGACTAAATCCAGCCTGTCTCAGAACATTCTCAGCATCCAGCGAAAGGTTGAACCGCTGAGCTGATGAATATTGCTGACTTCCATAAGAAATAGAAGTACGACCAATCGATACGCTTTTGGCTGCTTGTTTATCATCTGCCGTCATGAGCCCTGATGAATCAAGATAAGCTATCTGAAAGCCCATGGCTAATTTTACCGCCTGTTTACGATAATCAATCTCATTATCAAAGTTGATATACCGCCGATAAATGCCTTGGGTGTATAAATCAATAGCAATCTTTGCCCGTTTGGACAGTGTTTCAAAATCTGATACAGCATCAAACCCCAGATCGACAAACTCTTTTTGTGTTAAATAAGACATGAGTAACCTCCCTTACAAATAAAGGGTGTTGCCACCCCTTATTTATCGTTTGCTGCATCTTTCGCTGTTTCAGCATCAGCTTTGCTAGCGCGTGTTGCCTTTTTTGGTTTGTCTTCATCTTCAGCTGGTACAAGTACAGCCTTAATGTCTGGAAATACTGGTTTTAAATCAGCATTTACTGCGTCTGCGTATTCTTGATCCAGCTCGATAGTTTCACCAGCGACAACATCCTTATCTAGACTTGTAAAGTAGATATTTTTTTGTGCTTTAAATAGACTCATACTCTATCCCTCCTTACTCATCCTCAGCTTTTGCTTCAGCATCAGCTTTGCTAGCGCGTGTTTTCTTTGGTTTCTCCTCAGCCTCTACGACTTCTTCAAAACCATCTGATAGCAACTGCACCTCAAGCTCACTGCCCTCTTGGACAGTGTAAACTTGATTTTCTTTAATATATTTCTTCATTTCTTACCTCCTAAGCGGTTTTATGAGAAACATAAACGCCATCTTTTTTGTTTTCCAGGACAAACAAGTCATGGTACATGCGGTTTTGGTAAAGATATCCATCACCTTCTGTATGTGTACCAGGAGCAAAAAGATAAATTGAATTAAATTTAGCCTTTGCGATTACTGCTGGTTTAGCAACGATTAAGAAGTTGATGTCTTTACCGCCAGAAGCTTTCACAAATCCATCTGTAAACTCAAATTGTGTTTTAAAGCGTGCATCATCCCAAACTTCGATAATTTGCACACCATCAAGAGATGTAACACGTGTATCGATACCTTGAGGCGAAGTAGTAGAGATTGAGCGCGTGAAATCTTTTGAGCGTTCTAAGAAATCCATGATCTCACTAGATACATAGATCACGATGTTAGCTGCTCCATACTTGCGGATCGGCAAGATAGCAGATTTCAAGCGTGAGTACACATTGGTTTCTGAGTAGTCATCCTCAGACTTAAATTTAGTCGCTGTAATTGCTGTTGTAGCCAATTTAGAGAAGCGATACGCGTCAAGTTCAGGCGTTGCATGTTCTGTGATAAATGTACCTGTAACATTAGCTGCTGATAATTCTTCATTAGTTTCATCAACATCTGCAGAGTCAACGAAAAACTCAATATCACGATCGAAGTTAAGAGTATAAACTTTCTTGTCGTTTGAGACAGTACCAGCGTTATAACCTTTTGAGCGCGTGTGTGCTTTATAACCAGATACAGATACAGTAGGGATTTCAAATGATTTAGCACCCAACCAATTAACTTTTGGTGTTTCTAAAATGCTTGTCAATGCGCCCTGCATCAATTTCTGATCAAATTGTTTTTCTCTTTTAGTAACGTAATTGATAGACATTTATAGCCTCCTTTTTAAAATTTATTAAATAAGTCCTAGAGCAGCTGCGAAGTCATCATCTGGAGATCCTGAGCCAGCCGCTGGATTCCCTTGCGGGAAAATGTTAGGGTTTGGTTTCTCAGGTTCATCTGCTTTAAATAGATAAGGGTCACTTTCTTTTAGAGCGTTGATAGTCTCATCCAATTTAGGATTTCCGTTTTCGTCAAGCTCAATAGCATCAACATCAATAAATTTCATCAATGTTGCTGGATTGTGTGCCTTTGTATCTTTCAAAGCAAGATTGATAGCGTTCAATTTCTGCGTCTTTGCAAGTTCTGCCTGAGCCTCTTCTTTGTACTTGTTGTACTCAGTTTGCAAAGCTTCAAGAGCTTCTTTTGTTTCAGCGCTTGTGCTTTCTGCAGCCTTCAAGTTCTCGATTTGAGCCTCTGCATTTTGCAATTGGTCTTTTAGACTATCTCGCTCTTTGGTGATAGTATCTACGGCTGATTTGCTAGCGTTCAAATCTTTACCATGTAAAGCAAAGACATCTTTGGCCTGATCCTCTGTCAATCCAAGTTTGAGTAGTTCTTCGGTTGTAAATGCCATTTATACCCTCCTAGTTCTTTTTTAGGTGGATAACTCCCACCTCAAGCAAAATATTATTTACTTTCTCAATATACCTTTGAATCGATGGGATTTTTTACGGTTTGAGCAAACAAAAAAGCGCTGCATATAGCAACGCTAGATTATGTGTACAACTTCTCTCTGCTGTAATCACGATACAGAAAATCATAATTATCCACAAGATCTCTGATTTTGTTTTGATACATTCTAACTTTCAACCTTTCGGATTGGATGAGATCTGCATCATTCATTGTATTTGCGTAATGCAAACGCTCTTTGTGGTTTCTTATTGTCCTCTCAAGGGCTCTTTGTTTTGCCTCTATGCGTGCATTTTCCTCTGCTTGCTCTGGAGTGAGGTTTGCGAGATAATCTGGCAAGCCTGGTAGTTCGTTTATGCCGATCACAAAAGGAGTGAGATAATGTCCACAGTGTACCCCAAGGCATCCACCAGCCGATCCATAGTCATAATCATATAGAGAATATACTTTAACACCATCTATTACCCCACCATCTCCAAACGTGACTATCTTGCCTTGTAAAGGGCTGCAAGCTGGCCTTGCTGTCCGCTTGGTTGAGTAATAAAAGGTATCGACTCCTAACTCATGGGCTGGAGCAATGCGCATCTCATTATATACTCTGTATGTTGTGCTTTTGATGACGGCCCTGGCATAACTATCTGCCCGCCATTCACGGCCTGCGTTGTCTGTGAATCCAGTGAAGCCTTTCTTCTGCCAGCTCATTATCGTTTCATTGATAGCTTTCTCTGCTGTTTTAGTGCCAGCAACGACCTCTGCGACTGTCTGCTCTACGATAGATTTAAATACAGACTGTATACTCTCTGGCAATGTTGTATTGATAAGGTTCAGATCATCGATTGCTTGCGATGTATAGGATTCAAGAGCATCTGTAACTCCATTTCTGACATATCCTTTATGAGATTGTCTGAGATCGTCTGACAGCTGATCCTTGGTATCTTTATATACTTTCAGACCCTCATTTTCAATAACATCTCTTAGCAAACTCTCAGCGATGCCTGTGCGATCCGAAATGATCCTGAGATTATGCTCATTCAGCATGTGCATATCGTTTAATTTTTCGAGTTGCCACACATACGGATTTTCTTTTAAATCAGCAGCCCCCCGCTCTTTGAGCCGTTTTATCATGCTATCGAACAACTCAATCTGCATCTTAGCATATATATCACTGACAGCCTGCATTTGCAAAGAGAATTGCTGATCATTGATTGTTGGTTGTTTTCTTTTATCGGCCATTTTATGCCTCATTCTAGCCCGAAAATACTAATTCTACCGCATTTCTTGCATTTGTAATGTTCAGGTACACAGTCTGGTAAATTTGCTGGTTTGTGTTCGTAATCATGCCAACAAAAACTGCGTTTTATGTCTTTTAGCAACCACATTATAAAATGACTAAGCATCTTTTACATCCTCCTCTTTTTTATGATTGTATAGCGATAGCTCTGCATCATTCTCTGGAGGTAATTCTCCATTGATTTTAGCGAGTTCTTTTCTAGCTTCTTCAGGGGTTACATTGAGCGTCCTCTCAATACCTCGTTCTTGGCTAGCAAATCCAGCTGCTACCATCTTCATCCAGTAATCAAGTTCAGCATGTCGATCTGTGAATACACCATCATCAAGGTTGACAGAAATTTTATCCAATTCAGGCATAGGGCCGTGGTACAATCCAACATATTTTCCAAGCTCACACATTGAGACACAGAGCTCCTTGATTGCTTGTTCGACAAGAGCTACAATGCTATTTCTCATTTGATATGTGTCGCTGTTTTCGCTGACAATCTCGGTTGCTGTCTTGACTCCTTGGCCATCAAATGTAAACATACCGCTAGATACTCCAATTTGCATTTCAAAGAGTTTAAGCCCCTCTGAAATAGCTGAAATGTAATCAGATGATCTGATAGGTGTTGTAATATCAATGATGTTTCCATCGTCCATATTACCCGTCGAGATCTGCATGTACACATTCTGTTCGACATCAAAACGACGTTTGAAGTTTATCTCTCCATCTTCACGCTGTACCTTTAACTTAGTTAGCTGTTCAGGTACGATTACCCGTCTCTGGCCCATCTTGATTTCCCACATAAACTCATCATATGTACGATTGATGAAATCAATGGTTGTCTTTGCATTATCAAATATAGAGAGACCCAAAGGGCTATTGATGTTTTTATTATTCATACCTGGAGTCTTGAGGTAGCTAAATAATGGCCGTGTTAATCCAGGGATGATAGTTACTGGTTCAAGGTTTGGATATAGCGTTTGCAAATTCACGCGCTGTCCAAGTATTCCATCTCGCTCTGATTTGTAAAGCTCGTTGGTGATCCGATAGATGTTTTTCTCTTGTGTGCTACCTAGCTCGCTACCATCTTTCGTAACCCACTCGTGAAACTCTACTAGCGTATAATAGATGTTCTTTTGCCCTTCCGATTTGATTGTTTTGGTTAAGATAGCTGCATTAGAAACATCTTGTGTATTGCTTTGGAGAGGTAGGAATACTGGAGCTTGGATAAATGCCACACGGATTTTATCGCCATCAACATATGGCCTCATAGCTATCCCACCAAGAGCTAAACAGCTCTCTAAATATCTTTCAAAGTTCTTGTTAAACCGATCATTTGACAGCATATCATTCAAAAACTCATTCAGTGTTTCATCTTTTGCCGAAATCTTAGCTTGTTCATTATAGACCAAACTAGCGATCTTTTTAGCTGCTGTTCTAGCGATCGGTAAGTGTTGCATCTTGCGATGTTTTAAATCCCCATCAGAGTTTAAATAGCTAATATCAGGCCATTTTGATTGATAGTAAGTTAAGTTACGCTGTATGCGATCATATTCATCTGATGATACAGCAATTTTAGGATGTTCCAGTATGCTATTTAAATTTGATGTTTCCATGTTATACCTCCCACGGTTAAAAAAGTCTTTTATCTTTTGCAATAGGCTCATGTGTGCCCTCCTTATGTATTGCCCACGCGCAATCCTAGTATTTTCGCATTGTCTAGCACAAAATACTGTGATGTATCGCATGTGTGGTCATCTTCTTTAATGACATTAGGATTATCTGATTTGATTGTCTTCTCATCCCATCTGTACATCTTGTGTTCTTCAATAAATATCTTGTTATTCTCTGTATTGAGATAATAAAATCTGCCTTGTGCCAATAGCGACTGAAAGCTATCAATCATAGTCACTTTCTTTAATTTAGCTACTGGATGCCAGACCAACCCAAAATCAAGATACATCTGATTCCTGAGAGCTCCTTCTGCACTATCTATCGTGTACTGCAGAGCTTGTACTTTATATTTATCTATAACCAATCTGATAAACCCATAGATCTCCTCTGATAATTGACTAGGGGCTTTTTTCACCACTTGTCCAGCTGGTGAATAATACCAGGTATCAAGTAATATGACTTTACCCTTTGCTGTTATCCCGAAAGCACAGCAGGCTGTCGCTGATTGTTGGTGTCCACCATCGAGAGCAAATGATATGCCTATTAGCCGATCATCAGAGGGCAAAGCATCTAATGGGTGAAATGTACTCATGTTATAAACGTTGTTGCCAAGTCCCACAGCTTCACCAAGATATAGATACCTGTAATAATCAAAATCATTTTCTTTAATGCGCTCTATATCCTTTAACATTTGATCCGTAACAAATCCAAGGTCATCATCGAGATAGGTACTGGAGTGTGCTAGATAATCATTGTTAGTCTTCACAGACTCAAACCATTCATTTATCCAACTGTACGGGTTTCGTGGTGGGTTGTAAGACCAGAAAAATTGTACAAACTTAGCGCGTGGATGCTTTTGGCGCATAAATGTTACGTTAGATTGATCAAAATCTTCTTGACTACAAAATTCAGCAGCCTCTTCATACCAAACTGCTATGATGTTACCGATATCATTTGATTTCAACTTTTGGAAATCATCTTGTCCGTAAAAGTAAAATGTCGATCCTGTCTTTTTGTGGATGATCTGAAAAGGGCTGACTGTCTTTTTGAATTGATTAGCTAACCCAAATAGATTCAGGGCCCACCAGATCTTGTTAAATACGCTATCTCTTATTGTGTTAGCCACTTTACGGATGACAACAACATTTGCTGTCTCTCCAGCCTTTAGATATCTTAGAAGCATATAGACTAGCTTCAGAGCGATCACGGATGACTTAAAAGAGTTACGGCCACCCTTTAATACGTTGTAAGGCAAGTTAGATATCCATACAGTTTTAAAGTGAGGATTGACATTTTTCTGTACTTTAAAGGTCATCTGTCGTGCCCTCCACTTCATCGGCCCACTCGTCGACAATATAAATAGGAGTATCTGTAAGCTTATTGGCCTCTGTGCGCTCTTTGTTATCCAGTTTAAGCGACTTGATGCGCTCTTTTTGCTCCTGAATGTCGTATTTATCCTTGGTGTTAGTTAGCTTGATGATATTCTCTGTAGCTTTCTGATTGCCTTTAACCGCCTGCTGAAATGTTGCAAAGGCCAGCAAAGCCTCATTATTTCCAGCCATACCCATTTCTTCAAGCTGTTTCTTGATTTTCTCATCTGTAACATCCAATGCTAACAGAGTTTCAAATGCTTTTTTGAGGTCGGCTTTTTTACGTCTAGTTTTACCGCTATTTATTCCGCCTTTTCTAGCAATCTCTCTTACTTCATCCTTGCTTCGTTTACTCATTGGCTTTAAGTTTTTAGTTCCATCCCTAGGCAATACCTGACCTCCTTTCAAACAAAAAAATCACAAGTAATATTACTCATGATTTCATTTTATTTTACATAAAGGGGGATGTTTTACGCTATTTTCAACAGCTTTTCAATCTTGTCTAGCAAGTCTCTGTATTTTGCATTGTCATTTTCGTTATTGACAAGATATTCATTTGCTACGATGTTTAGTGATTGGTAGAGGCCACCCATGATACCAGATTGTTCATCAGTCAATCCATCTTGCTCTGAGTACTTATCATAATACATCTTACAATTATCATATATGCGTTCATTTAATTTATCATACAAATCTATCATTTCCTATTCCTCCTATCTATTATTTTGTCTATATTCCCTTTAAAGGCCCTTATTTCAGCCTCCCAGTGATTTATATATTCTGTGTCTCTGCCAGTTTTCTTAGCTGTCTTTATTTTATCATAATGTTTATTGATTTGCTTTTGATAACTAGCAATGGCTTTTCGCTTGTTTTTAGGCACGCCAGACAAATTTAGTTTTGCTCCTCTGCCTCCCATAACATCACCTCTTGTTAGATTTGAAATATCCTGCTTTTATCAGTCTTATCCGCTCAGCTCTAGTTATAGGAGACTTAGGATTGTACATCCTTTTTATACCATCTTCATATTTTTTTATAATTGACTTCAAACTTGCACCTCTACCGCCCATTGCTTTTCATCCTTTCTGTCGTTGCATTGTCAAAATAGACAACCTCTATATCTTTATAGTCATAATCAACCTTGCCACCATAAACTATGATCTTTGTAGGTGATAATCGCTCGATCATTTCATTCATGCCATCAATCCAGATTTCAAATTGTTCTTTGTCTTGCTTCACTCCGATAGTGCTAACTGCTAAAGTGGCATTTTGAGGTAACCCATCAAAGCAAAAATCAAAACTATCCTTGGTTGACCATGATACAGTTGGAATAACTGTAATGCCGTAATCTTGCATGATTTGCCCGATCAATCTGGATCTGTAAATATTCCATACTTGCATTGCTATAGGCATATCTAGATATAAGCTAAAATCTGGCGTTAGAGCACAATCGAAATCTATTAATTTCTCAATGTAAAACTCTGGCCTCTGCCATATTCTTTCAAATTGATAGTCATCTAGAAAGAAATGCACGCCCTTGGATGTATCTGGTTTATTCAAAACATAATTAAACCCTTGTAAATCAGCTGGCACATGATCAACACCATCTAAAATAGGCATGTTATATTTACCTTCTGTACGATCTGGATCATAATTAAAAAGATTGTACTGATTAATAGTTGTTTCTCTGTGAAAATCCTCTGGTTCTTCCTCTGCTTGATCTTTTTCTGGATCAGCTGTGCCAAAATCTAACCCTGAGATCGATAACTCAAACCCAAACTTGCTCATGTCGATTGTCTCAAATTCAGCAAGTTCTATATCTAAAAGCTCTTTATCCCATGTCGAGTATTCTGCCACTCGATTATCTGCTAGCCTGTATGCTTTTATTTGCTCATCTGATAAGCCGACAGCGCGTGCGATTGGTATTTTATCGATACCTAAAGACAATGCAGCCTTGATCCTAGTATGGCCCGTAATGATGATATTGTTATCATCTACCAAAATAGGCTGCTGAAACCCAAATTCTTTTATTGATTCCGCTAGTTTTTCAGTTGCTTCTCCGTCGTTATGCCTGGCATTTCTGTAATATGGTTTTACAGTGCCAATATCGACATATTCTATCTGTAATTGATCCATGTTTTTCCCTTTTAAAAAATCCTGTATATCTTGATTATAGATACACAGGTTAGGGGATTTTTACGGTTATTTTAACAATGGGATATATTTATAAGTTGATACAAAATATTTGTCAAACCATCTGTTTATGTGAGAATATGCTGAGCTTGGACTTAAATAGAGGATTTTTTGACAAGCTCCTATCACATTCAAACTCTCGTAGACATATACTTCTTTTATTGTCTTCAGCATTTTTCGATCTGATATTTTGATATATTCATCTGTTACTGATTTTAAATTGACTAGAAATACAGATTGTTCAACATCGTTTTCTAAAAATGCCTCGTGTATTTTTTGTTCCAGGATTGTTTTCTTAGGATTCTTCTTATCTCTCAAAAAATACCACTTGAGCCAGTTGATCTCCCTGCGATGTATGACAGATAGACGCTCTATTTTCTTTTTAGTCATTTAAAAGCTCCGGATTTTCGTAGATGTTGCCGACAATTTCAAAACGATAATAAGAAAGATATAACGGATTCCATTCTGACTTTATTTTACGAATCTCATCTACAAATCTGTAAATAAAGCTTGCATAAGAGCCATGCCATTTGATAATCGCTTTTCTGCCGTTATAATCTACCACATCTCCCTCGAAAATCTCCTGCCCGTTTTTATCAAACAAGCCTGTCGATTGCATGAGAATGATATTTTCATCTCTTGGGCACAACTCTATTTCTTGATTTCTATTTCTATAAATCTCAGCCATTCCATTCATGGTTTTTGTTTCTCTATCCCACGCCCTAAATTTTGGAATCATCTTGCACCTCCCATAAAATTATTAACAACATTTTGTTGTAATGCGCTCATCTTTTTACCTCTTGGACATTTTTTATCAAAGAATTATCTTTAATATCCCCGCTTTTTTCAATGATTTTAATTCTTACTTTACAGCCTGTTAGCATTATTGATAAGATTAAAATACATAAAATTTTAAAGCACCGCATCATTCCACCTCCTTGTTTTTTTCAAGACTATCCGTTACATGTTTTATCAATAAAGATGCTCCAAGCTTAATAAGGTCATCATGCGATAGATTTTTCAAATCTTCTTTGGTCAATTCCTGCTTATTCATTTTTTGACTCCTCTATGTCAAAAGTTAGTTTATAACACCCTTTTTCTCCACTTAAACCACCATACACGAAAGATAGCTTTTTAATTACCTTGTGATTGTCATCTGTCCAAATACCAGCGTCTGTCATGCCGTCGATGATAGCTTTTACTGTTGGATATAGATTGGGAGGATCTAGCTTTGATTTTGTAGGGCTGTAAACAGTAACTGTTACTTCGCAAGGATTAGAGGAGCTAAATGCGCCCCTTGTTTTATCCTTGGATGTCAAAGTGTGCCAATAAGCAAAGGCTCTAATGCGCTTAGTAACTTTAGCTTTATCTGTTTGATGGTACCTGTCATTACTATTGATAACCATTCCCCAATAAAAACCTTGTAACCCTGTCAAATCTCCAGCGAAATTTCTAACAACATCGATTGCCTCTAATCCGAAAGTTCCTTGGTAGTGGCTTGGCTGATTGACATTATCTTCATCTATCAGCTGTTCTAAAACTTGTTCATATGATTTCTCTGCCATCTTATCTCCTTTTATCATTGTCAATTTCCAGACTGTTTTAAATAGTCGGGGATATCATCCCCCACACTCAAACTGTCATATTGTTCCTTGTTCACAAGGAATTTCCCATAAGCTCCAATTGTAACAGTGTAATGGCCATTTATAATCGCTTTTTCTGTTATCGTGCCGATCATTTCGCCGCCATAATTATCTACTTGATGGATGATCACTTTGTTTTTATTAGCAAATTTCAGTGAATCCTGAGTAGTCACAAGTTGTTTTTCAAGTTCCTTGACTTTTGCGTCATATTGGACTTTTGTAAAAATAAATCCAACAGCAAAACTAACGACTAATAAAGATACAAATATATGGAGTTGTATTTTGATATTATTTTTCATTTTTTCTCCGAAATTAAGATAAAACAGTGATGTGTTTTTCTCCAGAAAGCTCCTCTTTGAGATAATCTGCTATCATTCTTACTGCATCTGATACCCATCGTTTCCCATCTGCTTCAAACAGGGCCATTTGTCCATTTTTATCAATTCTAAACACAAATTTACTTGATGGTTGTTCAACCTCTGTAAATGTTCGATATGGTCGCAAATCTACTGGATTAGGAACTTTGCCTTTAGCTAGACTTGCTACCCCTGTTTTAACTGTTGCGACCTGTGACACTCCATTATCTTCGATTTCTGCGCCATTCTCTATTTTTAAGGCACTTGCAAATTCAAGTAGTGCGCCTCGATCATTTCCATCAATGAAGTTTGACTGCAGCATGATATTAAATTGTTCTGATGATAAAAATCGTCCAAATGTTAGCTCAGGGATCCGTGCTTTAACATCCACAAGCAATGTACGATGTTTAAGCTCGTCATCTTCTGACCAAACACAAACCTCATCATTTTTCTCAACCACTACGATCAATTTTTGATCTTTCAATTGGTTTAGATCTGTCTTGAGATAGTCAACAAGGCTAGTTAAAGTTGATAATTCTAGAGTTTGTGGATAACGTTTTGGATTTAGTTCAGTTAGACTAAATTTTCTAGAATCGTAATATTCTGTGCCGTCAGATGATTCTAAAATTTCTTGACCATGTTCTCTTAATTCTACTGCATACTCTAATGCCTCTTTAATACCTTCAGTTGTCATATTAGTTACCTACTTTCTTCTTAAAATCAATGATATCAGTTGATGTTTTTTCTTGTTCTTCAACTTCTTCTACTGGTTGCCCGATGTCAGTTCTTAATTGTGCATCATCGTCAAAATACATTTGTCCAGGTACGCTGCTTCTAAGCTCATTGGCGTGCACCATACCTGTATCATAATCACGGCCCACAAGTATGGTTGTAGCTACCGCATTTTGAGGCGCTAACTTAGATTTTACATCCATTACCGTATCGACAACTGTACGCTCATCATTAGATGACATCTTCAATGTAATTGTGAGTATCCGTTTTGCTTTTGCATCTGTATTAAGATCTAAGATGTTATTAAAAACCTTCTCTAGTTCAAGATCCAGCTTTTCTTGTAATCCACCCTCTGCAATGTGGGAAAGATCAAGTCCTATTAGTTTTTTCTCCATGATGTTCCTCCGTTAAAATAAACTAGGTTGATAGTTAGATAGCATTTGCTCCTGCGCTTTCTTATAGAAATCTTTCTTTATTTCAAAGCCATAAGCATTTCTATTCATTTCAATAGCAGCCCTTAGAGTTGAGCCGCTACCAGCTACTGGGTCAATAACAACATCGCCCTCATCGGTAAAAATTTCAATTAGTCGTTTTAACACTGGTATAGGTTTTTGGGTTGGATGTATCGTTGGGTAAGAGGTGTCTTTTTCCCAGGGTGCGTGATTAAGTATCATAGCTCCGTTGTTATTGAATTTTGGCAGCTTATCCCGATACAAAACCGTTGCTTCTTCTACCGCTCCCACAATTTTCATATTAGCCTTCAATACCTGCGGACTACTCTTTTTAGTAAAGTACAATGGGTAGGCATTATTAAACCCATGTTCTTTACCACACTTGATAACCATTTCTCGCTGTTGCCACGCATGAAAAACAATCATCGCTGGCGCTTTCCCCTTTTCCTTGGGTTCTTTTTTTAATAGTCGACTGCAAAAATCAAAGAAATTATTGATTTTAAAATCATTGTCTGTGTCAAAGAAAGATTTTCCTGCAAGCTTACTTTCACCATTTGCGTTATCCCCATCTTTATACCAGCGGGGATCAGAAGCATATGCGTTATTCCCTAAATTATATGGAATATCAGCAATAATCAACTGTGCCCGTGGTATTTGATAGCGCTTGGCATTTTCAAAGTGATCATTGATAAGTTCAAATTTCATCACACGCTCCTTACCTTAATAGTTTTTGAAATTGCTGTAAGCGATCCTGACTATCTAACAACTCAAGATAGGTTTTTTGGCTAATCAAGACATATCCTGTTAGGTCATGCCCTAGTAAAGCATCATCAACAAATAGTTCCATCTGCTCAGTCGAGGTGTCAAAGTGAGACTCTACATCTGTTTCCTTTTTCTTTTTTGTAAAGGTATTAGCAATAACCTCAATTTCTGACTCATTGCTTAAAAACGATGATACTTGAGTATTCAGAGTATCGGCAAATGCCTCGATTTCATCAATGGTTGGAGTTGTAACATTCCTCTCGATGTCACTTACTCGATTTTGACTAATGCCAACCACAGGGGCAATGTCATACTGAGTAAGTTCTGCCTCTTTGCGGATAGCACGCATTTTTGCTCCATCAAATACTTTCATCTGAACACCTCCTGACCAGTTTCATACCATTTGTTTCGTATAACATGGCTAGCAATCTTAATTTGTGTTTTAGGGTTTTCATAATATGCGACCTGTTTTTTATATCTATAGATGGCGATCTTTGCGACTGCTGTAATTAATCCAGCCCATGTTGTAGTAAGTGCTGCTACTAAAATTAAAATAAATTCAAATTGTGTCATGTTGTTTTTCCTTTTCAAATTTTATAAATATCAACCAATGTGTAGTGCCCCGTTGTTGTCCAAAAAGCGGGTTGTACGGTATAACTTCTAGCAACTTCTTAACGTTAATCTGGCAATCAGACCACTTAAAGACTAGTGTTCCTCCCACCTTTAGAACTCTCATACACTCCTCAAAACCTTTCTTGAGGTCTTCCGCCCAGGTAACTTTGTCAAGCTGCCCATATTGAGCTTTCATAATTGAGTTTTGACCAGCCCATTTTAAATGTGGTGGATCAAAGACAACTAGGTTAAAAGCATTGTCTTCAAATGGCATATTGCGAAAATCACCAATAACATCAGGATTGACATTGACCTTTTTGCCGTGAATTTCAAATATTTCTCGTCTAATATCCATGAATGTTGTATGTTTTTCATCTTTATCAAACCAAAACATTTTTGAGCCACAACAAGCATCTAAAATCTTAACTTCTTCCATACTTACCTCTCCTAAAACGGCAGATCATCATCTGAGATGTCCAAAGGATTTGATGACCGACCAAATGGATTGTTATCACGAGTAAATTCAGGTACTGGATTTGTGGTATTCCCCTCAAAGAAGCTGCCCTGTTGTCCGTAACTGTTTCCATTTTGGAAATTGTTGCCTTGATTGCCATAATTTGTTTGCTGTTGCTGTTGATAGTTACCTTGATTTTGCTGGTAATTCCCTTGCTGTTGATTTTGATTATTCTGTGAATTTCTGCTCTCCAGCAAATAGAAATTATTAGCAACTACCTCTGTGACATACACGCGCTGCCCTTGCTGATTTTCGTAATTCCTAGTCTGGATAGATCCAGTGATCCCGATCAGCGAGCCTTTTTTAGCCCAATTAGCAAGATTCTCTGCTGGCTGTCTCCAGATAACAACATTAATAAAATCCGCTTCACGTTCTCCTGCTTCATTCTTAAATGGTCGGTTAACAGCAAGAGTAAATGTAGCAACAGCTATATTTGAATTGGTATACCTAAGCTCTGCATCTCTTGTCATTCTGCCGACCAACACAACGTTATTTATCATTTTTAATCTCCTCTACCTCAATTACAAGTATTGATCTATCTCCAGAGCAGAATGAACTCATAAATTTATAGAAATTTACAGCCGCCATATATTCATTTTGTGCCTCTGTTTCATACCCGACATCTATAGTATGGTCTGGTGATAAAGTGTGTTTAGTAGCTTGTCCAGATACATAATAAGTCTTACGTTCATTTTCCATCTTCCAGATCCTCCTGTTTAACAAACACTCCATCAACCATTTTTCCTGTGCGATCTTTTATCTCATTCCATGCAACCTCAAAACAATTTTCAAGGGTGGTTTTTTCATTGATTGCGATTCTTGAGATGTAAATTACTAAGTTTCTGATATGAAATCGAATCATTGCATTTGTATTTAGACTTGGATTTCGCAAGTAATCAACCATGAGTTTAGCAAGCATTCCGATTTCTTCTGTTCCATATAGCAACAAAATATCTGTGCGAGTTTCACCTGCTTCATAAGTCAAGCTACTGTTTCGGGATGGATCAAGTATGATCTCTGATTTTTCAAAATTCATTTGTTGGGATAGGATGGTTAGAACAACCATCACATCCCCAATACTATCTATGATTTTCTCTTGATTAGACTTTGCCTCTCCAGCATTTAGCTCTCCCCACTCTTCGCTGAGCTTTTGCATCTGTTTAATAGGGCTGGCTTTGTCTAACCCTCTATCCATAGACCATTTTTTTACATTCTTAATTAAATCAGTCAAAGACACTTACAATTCCTCCATTTAATTCTTGTTCAGTTTTGCCCTCGTACAATGTTTCAAATTTTATTTGATTTGAGTCCAGCCAATCTTTTAATAACTTGGCTTGTTGAAGCCCTCCAGGGAAAGTTAATCTCAAGTCAAAGCTAGTTGCTTCAATAGAGCTAAATTCTGGCGCATCAGACGCATTTTCTTCGGCCTCTTGGGTATTTGCCCTATCTTCTAAAATCTCGCCTGTCTCAGCGTCTATAGCCTTGATATTAGCGTTAGCCTGTTCTTGTGCTAGTCGCTCAATTTCTGCCTTGCGCTCTGCCTCTGCTTTAGCTTGCGCCTCCTGTTGTTCTTTGCGCAAAATAACGGCATCTCGATCTGATTTCATCATCTTGAGGATATCAACAAGGCTCTTACCGTCTTCAAGATGTCTGATATAGCCATCTGCTGGTAGGTCGTAATCATTAGCTTGATCTATGATAGCTTGTTTGTTTGCTTTGAGTTCTTCAAGAGCATCAAACTCAGCTAATACCAGAGCATCAATTTCATCAAGCGCTGACTTCTTGAGTTCAAATTTTCCAGTTTTGAAATGTTTTTTCAGACTGTAATTATCATAGCGATCCTCAAATGTGGACTTCTCGATGCCAGCTGTTGCGCTTTTTTCTTCAAAAGTAGCTCGAACAATATCCACGCGCAACAACCGCTCATGCTCATCAATGGCATCTCGGCCATCACGTAATTTATCAATTAATTCTTCTAATGGTTTTAAGGACTTATCAAAACGATTATTGAAATCATCTAACGGTTGTTTGAAATTGCTTGAAATTTCTTTGCGCCGCGTTTCTAGACTGTCGTATAATCCTTTGTAAACTGTGATGTTTTCCTTGATTGTGCCGTAATTTTCAGCACTCATTTCAAACTCAGCAAATGTAGACAATGCTTTTTGAATTTCTTTATCAAAATCATCAAAATCAAATTCAATTTTTGCTGGTGTTAGGATTGGCATCATATTTTGTAAGGTGTTGTTAGTTACATCTTTCATTTACTCAACGCCTCCAAAAAATCTAAAAGTCCAGATTGGCCATTGCGTTTTTTAGGTTCTGGAGCATCTGATCCATCAAGCAATTTGATCTCATGTGTTGCTTCAACAACAACAATATGACATCCAAACGATTCTGCTAATGCAGCGATTTCTTCTTCCTGAGCTTCATAAGCATCATAGTCTAAAGTTAAGGCGTCTTGCATACATTCACACAGACCAACTTTGTAAGCTAATCGCTTGTCGTTGTGTTTGTATTCTGACACAAAATGACCATTCTCTTTGTTTTGCAATGCGATAAATTTTTTAGTTTGTTTCATGTTATTTTCTCTTTTCTATTTTTTATAAATTATTGAAATTTTGTCCTTGAGCTTTAGCGATTTGACTGTTTAGATAGCTCATGACTGTTTCAAAGTGTTCTTCTGGAATGTCGTGGAAATCACGTATTTTTAAATGTTGCAGTACATAGTTTGAAACTTGATCAAAATTAGCATTTTTCAATTGCGCCCAAACTCGAACTTTGCCATAGACTTCTTTGTATTGATCATTACTAATCAAATCAGATTGGTTTTGTTTGTTTTCTGGTTCTTGTTTTTGATTTTGATTTGAAATTTGTTGCCGATCCTCGCTTACTGGTAAATCATCCACATCTTTCTCACCGATCGCAAACAATCCCTGTAATGCGTACTTTCTAGCGTATGAGCTAACAGCACCTGTCCATTGTGGATCTTGCATCTGCTTAATTTGTCCTTTTTGTGTATTAAATACAGGTACTGGACTCAATTCAGAGTATGCTGTCGATTGATGCTTTTCACTTTTTTCATCATTTTTGAAAGCTACTGCTGTTGCCTTAACAAAAATTCTTCCCGCAAGCTCAATGAGTTCATCAGTCACGATCACAGACCAATCACTTTTTAATTCTTTAAAAGTCGTATAGATATCTTCAGCATTTCTAAATGCGTACTTAACATCTTTAGACTTCTTTTTCTCTAGTTGCATTTTCTGTTGCAACTCTGGAAAAGTTATACTTGCCATTTATTTCCTCCTTTATTTATTTTTAGTACAACTTGTTATCTATTAGTATTTATTTTTAATTAGTGCCGTAGGCTTAATTGTTTTATATTAGTACTTGTTTAATATTAGTATTTGTTAGTGGTTAGTTATCAACTTTTGTAAATACATTTTTTGTAAATACATTTTTTGTAAATACATCTTTTGTAACTTCAACTTTTGTAAAATACATTTTTGTAAAAACGGTAAAATGTAAATATTAGTTAGTTATCAACAGCTTTATCATTTTCTGTGGATAACTTATCCTCAAACCTTTCTTTAATCAGCTCAAACTGAAAATCTGTAATCGGCATATCTTGAGCAAAGATATACGTTTGTACACCTCTAGCACGCCCTTTACTATGTTTGATCACTCTTATATATCCAGCTTCAACTAATTCTTTATAAGCCTTTCTGTGAGTCTGTCTACCTGTTTTAGACCTGGTTTCTAATTCTTCAAGATATATTCTCCAATCTGATTTATTGATCAATATAGTTGCTAATAATCCTTTAGCTTCTAAACTCAATTTTTCGTCCTGGAGAAAAACATTACTCATAGATGTATAGTTTTCATAGGGATTTTTGAAAGATGTACATTATTTTTGTACCTCCCAATAATCTTCATTGATTCTCTTAAAGATGTCATAGACAGGGCTGCTGTCTGGTATGATATAACCAGTGATGTCGCTAAGTCTAGTACCATCAGCCATTAAATGAGTTATTTTGTAATGCTCTTTAACCATACTATTTCCTTTCTATCTTTATAAAACTCTAACCATGTGATATAATTAATGTATAAATATATTTTCAAGCGCCTTTCGACTGCAATCCAAGGTGCTTTTTTTGAGTTCTCCTTTCTAAGGTTTCCTTTTCGCAACCTAGCTTGTAAAAAAATTTGATAGAGGTTCATTTAAAATGTCCGAAATAGCATTTGCCTCTGACAAAGAAAAATCACGACCATCTTTGCGATTGATCTTCTGGCTGAAAGTACTTCTGCTCATGTCGATCTTATTTGCAATTTCACTTTGTTTGTAACCATGCTTTTCGATCAGCAACTTTAAGCCAAGATATGCTTTAGTCATTCAAAAACTCCTTTCTAAAGGTTTCCTTTTCGCAACCTACGCATTAAGTATATCCCTTTTTAGTTTCTTTGTCAACAACTTTTTTTATTTTTTTAAAAAAAGTTGTGTTATCGAAACAAGTGTGCTATAATCTTACTATGTAAGGAGGTAAAATCTTGATAGGATCTAAAATAAGAGAATTGCGAAAAAAGAATAATCTAACTTTAGATGAGCTTGAGAAAAGATTAAATGCAAAATATCCTAATACGGTCAATTTCAATAAAGGTAAATTGTCAAAGTGGGAAAACAACAAAGATGAGCCTAGACTTGGATCTGTTGCTATTTTAGCTGATTTCTTTGGTGTGTCTGTCGATTACTTCATGGATAAGCAAATTAGCAACGATAAATCTAAAATACAAGTCATTTATGATCAACTTGTACCGACCAGACAAGAAAATGTAATGAATTATGCCGAGAATCAGTTGCATGAGCAAGAAAACAATATCATATCTATCTCTGATGATAGAAATAGGATTATTGCTCATGTTGAGGGGGTAGTTGCTGCTGGACTTGGTAGCTATCAAGAGGAAAACTTACATATGGAGGTCAATCTGATAGAAGATGAAGTGCCAGATAAATATGATACTATCGCTCAGGTTGTCGGAGACAGCATGGAACCTCTGATAAGAAATGATGATCTATTATTTATTGAGGTTACAAGTCAGGTTGAAATAAATAGCATTGGCATTTTCCAAATCAATGGAAAGAACTTTGTTAAAAAATTAAAGCGTGACTATGACGGCAGGTGGTATCTGCAAAGCCTCAATAATAATTATGAAGAAATCCACTTATCAGAGAATGATGACATCCGAACGATCGGAGAAGTTGTTGGAGTATATAGAGAAAATTAAAATAAAGTGCAATAACTGATCCACACTAAAAGCTGTTTAGGAGATTAAAAATGGGAATGTTTTCATCAAAAGTTCGTTGTCCATATTGTCGGTCACAACATCTGCAATTCATGCAACAAGATCGCAAAGGTTTTTCTGCTGGTAAAGCTGCAGCTGGGGCTCTCTTAACTGGAGGAGTTGGATTATTAGCTGGCTTTGCTGGGAAAAAAGGGAAAAACAATTGGTACTGCATGGATTGTGGACGTGTTTTTCAGACTAAGAAATAATAAATAAATACAAAAAAGGCCCATGCTCTCCTCGACCAAAATTTGAGCATGGAACCTAAACCAATTTGAAAAAATAACCTACCGACCATTTGGAATGACACAAAATCCAAACAGGGTATAGGCCTTTTTCCTATACCCTATTTTATCATAAAACCTACAAAATAGGGAGGAAAATAATGAATAAAGTGGCAATATATGTCCGAGTTAGTACAAAAGGACAAGCAGAAGAAGGATATAGTATAGATGAACAGATAGCATTACTCACTAGCTATTGCAGTATCCATAAGTGGAAAATATACGATACATATGTTGATGCTGGCGTGTCTGGTGCAACGATCGAAAGGCCAGAATTAAGTAGACTATCGAGAGACGCAAAAAAGAAAAAATTTAATACCATGATTGTCTATGACTTAAAGAGACTTGGGCGATCTCAGAGAAATAATATAGCATTTATCGAAGATGTACTAGAGAAAAATGGGATAGGCTTTATTAGTCTAACAGAAAATTTTGACACATCATCACCACTAGGAAAAGCCATGGTTGGAATCTTGTCAGCATTTGGACAATTAGACAGAGATACGATCAGAGAGCGGATGATGATGGGTAAAATTGGCCGAGCAAAAGCTGGGAAACCTATGATGACAAGTACGATTGCATTTGGTTATACATATGATAAAGTTACTAGCTCGCTTAATATAAATCCAGCGGAGGCTATTATTGTTAAAACTATCTATAATGAGTACATATTGGGTAGATCGCTAACAAAATTAAGAGATTATCTAAACGAAAATGATTTGTTGAGAAATGGCAAACCTTGGAATTATCAAGGAGTGAGTAGGATTTTAAGAAATCCTGTTTATAAGGGAATGAATCGATTCAGGGGTGAAGTATACAAAGGCACACATGAGCCGATCATCAGCGCTGAGTTATTCGATAGAACCCAAAAGGAGCTAAAGAAAAGACAAATAGAGGCATATAAAAGAAATAACAACAGGAGACCATTTAGATCCAAGTATATGCTGTCTGGCATCATCAGATGCGGAGTTTGCGGATCTCCGATGGAACTTACTTTAGGAACTAAGAGAATTGATGGCACGCGCAATATGCGTTATCAGTGTATTAACAGATTTCCACGACAAACCAAAGGTATCACAGTTTATAATAACGCTCAGAAATGCGATACTGGATTTTATGAGAAATCTGATATTGAAATACATGTACTAAGTCAAGTTAGGCTATTACAGCTTAATAAAGCAAAGTTAGAGAGTATGTTTGAGCGAACCGATGTGATCAATGTCGAAGATATCCAAAATCAAATTGAGACACTTAATAATAAAATGAGAAGGTTAAATGATCTCTATCTAAATGACATGATAGATCTAGATGATTTGAGATTGCAAACCCAGAATTTTTTGAAGAAAAAAGAACTTCTGGAGAATGAGCTAGAAAACAATCCTGCGCTGAATCAAGAACAAGACAAAGAACAATTTAAAGAGCTGCTTGGCACAAAGGATATAACCCAACTTGATTATGACAAACAAAAGCTCATCATCAAAAACCTAATAGATAAAGTGTTTGTTAAGCCTGGGAACATCAAGATCAAATGGAGAATTTGAGCGCAAAAAATAAACAAATTTAGATACACTTGTTTC